CTGGTTACCGGCCGGCCAAATGCATCCTTCTGGGTATAGTTGACATTGCTCTTATCCTTGGCCAGGATATCCATCTGGGTCTTTACCGTCTCATTGGCATAAATGGCCGCACCGATCCCTTTTGCAGGCAACCGGTTTAATGCGCCGACGAGAATATCGTCGTCGAAGATATTGGTCTTGCCGGTGGTCTGGATATTACAGACCCGCTGGACGCACCGGTCGTCCCGTACCACGATGCCGCCGTCCATCTTGAAATGGGTGCGGTAGGCCTGGTACTCATTGGTGCCGCCGGCATCCACGACCGTGCACTCGCCCAGATCCCGGGCATTGACGCCCATGGTTTTGGAGCCCTTGGGGTACGGCAGGAATACGCGGGTTTTGCCCCACTGAATAACCCATACCGAGGTCGTAGTTTCGCCAGTGCCGCCACACTCGTCCACGTTTGCTAGGCTCAGTGAATTGTACCGGGTAGCCAGCCCGTTGAACTTCTCCGGGGTCGTGGTCATGTTTCCGTAAATAAGCGTTGTGGCAAAGGTCTGCGACAGGCCCTCCACAAAGGCCATATCCTCGCCGCTCCTGAACTCCTTGGCGTTGGGTGCAAGATCCACCAGGCCTTTATCCACCACGGAGTAGGCCTCGAGCATGCCGAGGGTTTCCACAATCTGCTTGGCGGCACTCGCCTCCCGGGGCACGCCCGCGTTGAACTTCCGGTATGTGCCGGTGGGGAGAGCCTGGCGGCGCGTGTGCGTGTGACTGGTGGGCCCGTTGGCCTCGATCCAGATGGCGTCGTCGAGCATCTCGAGGACTTCGTTTAAGGTTTCTGCGATGAGCAGCAGGTCCTTGTTGTGCGTGCGTTTTGCCAGCTCCACGAGGGTAAGCTGGGCTCTAACGTCTAATACTGGCATAATTAAAATCCTCCATTATAAAGTCGTAATTCACTGAGGAGTAAGAGTTATGAGCCCTCTTCAGCTATGGCCTTCATGGATTCGGCCTCATCTTCGCGTTCCTTGGCGAGCTTTTTGGCCGCCTTGACCGCGCGCTCAAAGCGCTTTTTATCGTTGCGAATCTCCACGGCTTGAGCCAAGTTATAGGCGTCGCCTTCAGCCTCCCAGTCCTTCTCCGTGTTCAGTCCGCTGGTGCTTTTTTTGGCCATCTCCTACTCCTTTTTATCCATGCTCGGATAACTCAGCACGCCTTCCTCGCCGGCCGATACGCCCGGAGGCGTGCCCTTGAGGATAGCGTCTTCGAGTATCTTGGTTCCGATGTCATGGAACGTCTTCACCATGATCGGGTTATCACCCAGCCCGCTCTGATCCATAAAGGTGATGAATTCTTCTCCACCTAATGCCTTGGCTGCGCGCCGGGAGATCTCCACATTTTCCGTGTACTTGTCTCCCCAGTCGGCCTTGAGTTTTATTTCGGCCTCATTGCGGATCTGTTTCCGCTTGCCATCAAGGGCCTGGAAAGACTTGATCACATACTGATGAAAATTATCGTAAATGCCGGTTGCCTGGCCCTTGGATAAACCCAGGGTGTGGCAGGTATTACGAAATTCCTTCTCCTGGTTTTCATCGTAGGTGATCCCCTCCGGAAGGTCCGGTTTTTTGAACTCGTAGCCCTCCGGCTTGTCAGGGCGCCCGATCTTAGAAAAGAAGGTGGCCCTGTCTTCATCTGACGCATCATCCTTCAGTAACTGGACGGAGTTAGTCAGTTTCCCCTCGAGATCCGTTTGTGTCTTCCCTTTCTTCAAGTAAGCATTGGCGAAATCGCCTATCTTCTCGAATCCGGTAAAGGCCTCATTCTCTTTCAGGTCATCTGGTAACTGTGCCCTCCAGCCATCAGTTGTGCCTTCGTCTGCCATGATAAAATCTCCCTTTTAAAATTGACGATTGACTATTGAAAATTGACGGGGCAAACAAAAAGAGCAATGTAGATGGTGTAGGCACCTACACTGCCCTTAATATTTCTTGCGTCCCCCAGGGCCTGGCCGGGCCCCGGGAGAACCCCTTATTATTGACGATTGACTATTGAAAATTTTTCAATCTTCAATCTTCAATCGAAAATCTTCAATTCCCCTACGGCGAATCGTTAATGGTGATCGTGGCGTTCTCGCTCACAACGGTGAGCGTGGTATCCTTATCGATGAAAATAAACCCGGCCAGGTCCTGGCCGCTGTCCGGTACGATCTTATAGCAGTCGTACTTGTGCACATCGATGATTTGTTTGGGATGCTTACCTTCCCATTTCAGCGTGCCCGCTTTGGTCGTCATTGGTTTCCTCCGTTTCTAAAAGATTATCGCCTTTATCTTCCTCACCCCGGACGCCCAGGAGTGCATCGACCACCCGGGGGATATTTTCCGCGTTCAGGATCCCGATGCGGTTGAGTAACTTCCGGGCATAATTGCTCCGGGCCCGTTCCTCTTCGGTGTTGAGGATCTCGTCAAAAAAGTTCAGCTCTACCAGCATGTGGCCCAGTACCTTCCTGCCGGCCCCGCTGGTAAATACCCGCCGGTAGGCCTCGATGATTTCTTTTTCAGCCTTTTTCATGCCCTTATCCTAAGATATTCCTGGCCGCTTCGCTCAGGGCGCCTTCGGAACGGGCATCTGCCTCGGCTGCGTCTTTGGCCGTGAGAGCGGCACGCTCCACATCCTGTTTCTGTTGCTCCTCGGCTCGTGCTCGTGCTCGTGCCTCTCTGATCGCAGTAACGGCGTCCCTGCTCTTGATGCCTTTCTGCGGCATGCCATAGGAATCGAGGATCTCGCGGGCTGCCTCGTCCCATTCAACGATATCGGCGGTTTCGGGGTTAACCTGCAGGATGGGTGCAATGCCCTCGAGGCTGCGCACAACGCCCTGGCTCTGGAACAGGCGCTTCTGGGCCTGGGCCAGCGGGCCGAGATAGTCGGTTTCGATTCGGCCGTCGCCGTATTCGAGTATTATATCGGGCACCGGCGGTAATCTGCCGGCGGCGTATTCGATATCAAAAACCCGGTCCATGGTTGGGTCCAGACTCTCGGTATTCAGGCGCGAGATAGCAGTGCCCAGGACTGCGGCCTTTTCACCCTGTTTCTCGATGATCTCGGTGGCGGTCATTACCTTGTCGGCCCGATTGAGCATAAGGAAAAAACCCACCTTGAAATGATCCTCGATAATGGCGCGCTTTTTGTCCTCGCGGTCGATGCCGACAGGGAAATTTACTCCGGTGTGGACGGGCGAGACGATGCGTTTTTCATCGGCATAGTAGTTCATGCCGCGGGGCACGATGCGCACCTTACCCTGGAGCTCTGAAGGCACATTATAGGCCGGTTCGACGGCCAGCTCGGTTGCCCCCAGAAGCGACTTGGATATGATATTCAGGCCCATAATCTCAGCCAGGGCAAACCATGCAGGCGAGGCACCGTATATCTCGCCGCTGTTCTTCTGATACCGCCACACCGGGCAGGGATTCCGATCGTAGCCGCTTTCACCCAGGAATTTCTCACCGTCTATCAGAACGTGACAGGATGCAAAGGGCTTATTTTTGGCATCGCGCTTGTTTACATCGCGGGCTTCCCGGGGATATACGGCGTGGATCACCGGGTATTCGGTATAGGGCTTGTTCAGGTAGCTGTTCTTTACCTGATCAGTGAGCTGGTCCTGTCCGAAGCGCTCGACGAGCTGCTTGGCACTGAGCTTGAAGTTGCGGAACACGGTGTCAACCATGCCGTATTTATTTTCGGCGATACAGACCTCCCACGGATTGGGCGTGGTAAACACGATCTTTTGCTCGCCGATATCTTCCTCACTGTAAAGACCGGCGGTGCCGACCGAGCCGCCGTCCCGGAAAAATTCGCTCATGGCGTTATAGAAATTCGACCGGCGAAGGGCCGCATACATGCACCACTCTACCTCCTGGAGCCATTCTTTTACCTCCGGGATCCCGCGCAGCCTCCGGTCGGCCATCTCCAGCTTGAACCACTGGTATGCGGGAGACACCAGGTAGCCATGCAGGCCATCGGCAAAGAGATCGAGCGCGGTCAGGGCGGTGCCGTCATAGATCTTGGTGATACGGCGCTTGGTTTTGTCCTGGGCCCGGGTTACATTGGCCCGGATCGGCACCACATAGTCCGTGATGTCCTGCCACACAGTCTCCCAGGGCTGCCTGATTTCCGCAAGCTGGGCCTGCCGCTTGATGATCTTTTTTGCGAGGTCTTCGTCTGTCATATTTTCGTCTGGCATATTTTTCCTTATAGAATGCGCCGTCCCGGACCTTGGGGGTTATTCCATGCTGAGAAGCTTTGCCGTGACCGTGATATTGCTGGTCGCGCCGGTTTCGGTGCACCTGATCTTTACGGATGTGCACGGCCTGAGAGACACCTG